TTATTGGAATTATAAACAAATGATGACATTTTCAAAAAGATATACATGGGTATTACAACTTGGACAAGGAAAGGATTATGATGTTATTTCATTACCTGGAACTTATACTACAAGTGACGTACCTAACACAGAGAGGAATCAATATCCATTTATCTATCCACAAGACCCCACTTATCAATGGTTTAATAGTACAGATACACCTAGGGGTAATTTTTGGCAAAGAAAATTACAATTTGCCGTACAAGACCCAGGTATACCACATTTAAGACCTGGAGCTATTATAAGAATGGGTGTTTCAGGAAATCCTCGTTTTGATTATCCATTAAAAGAAACAACACAACCCTCACATGTAGTTTTCTTAGAAACTTTATACTATAGAATGATAGGAGAAAATAGGACTTCAAATTTAGAAGAAGAATTTATGATTGATGATTTTACAGGTACTTCTTTGGGAGTTTCTGAAGAATCTTACTATACTACGGGTGAAAGAATAGAAGAGCAAAATTGGTACAATGGATTTAATAATACTTTTATTCAAAATGCAGTAGTTGAGAACGTAGTTATTGATACTGTTAAATACTATCCTCTTATTTATTATACTATTGACGTACATCCGTTAGACTTCGATAATCGTTTTTGGTTTTATGAAGATTATACTATAACTAATAGCGAAACATGGAATTTAACAGTATATCCTCCTTGGAACGATTTTGAACCTGGAGATAGAATTACTCCTAATCTTTCACAAAATAAATTAATTTATAAAACACCTAAATTAAGTCTTACGGAAACAAATCTTTGGGTAGATTATATTTATTTAGATACTGAAGAAAGAAGGAGGTTTACAGACAATACTCATGAATATTTGATAGAACAATTACAATTTAGAACAGGTATTTATGAAAAAATAACAACTGTTCCTAAAACTAGGCAGTTTTTATTAAACGAATTAAGCTTTACAGTAAAAGAGTTGATATGGGCTTTTCAAGACCGTCAAAATTGTGCTTCACAAGGTCATTTTAAAAATGCATGGTTTAATTATGGAATCAATCAACAGTATAATTTAATAACAGCAGATTGTCCTCTTGGGACTAATGGTACTAAATGGGACGGAAATGATAATGGATTCTTTAGTAATCAACCTCAAAATGAAATAATTATAAGTGGTCATAAAAGAATAAACCCTAGAAGATCTAGTTATTTTCGTTATACACAACCTTATCAACACCATACAAGTGTACCAGAAAAACCTATTTATGTTTATAGTTTTGCCTTAAAACCAGAAGAATATCAACCTAGTGGTACCATGAATTTTTCAAGAGTACCTGATGCAAGATTGAAATTCTTTTTAAAAGGTCTTAAAACATTAGACTTAAGAAAAAATACTCCTGTTTATATATTACTCTTCGCTAGAAATTATAATATATTTAAAATAGAAGACGGAAAAGGAGGAGTCTTGTACGGTAATTAAATTATTTTAAAATATTGTTGACTATTAGAAATGGTAAAAGGTTCGACCATACATCTTATTTCTAAAGGTCAACAAGATTTATATTTAACAGGTGACCCTAAAATAACATTTTGGAAAAGTGTCTACAGAAGACATACACAATTCGCCATAGAAACTATAAGGAATAATTTCAATACAAAACCTGCATTTGGTGAAACTATAGTGTCTGAAATAAAAAGATCAGGAGATTTGTTAAGTAAAATGTATTTAGTTTTAACATTACCTGGTTTAGTAACTAATGCAATATTTAAAGAAGATCCTAATTCTGCTTATCATCCAAATAATGCCACTGTTCTCCCTGGAGTTATGAGTTATACTCAAGCAGCCTGGACGGAACATGTAGGTAATGCATTAGTAGAAGAAGTTAAATTAATAATAAATGATTCAGTCATAGACCATCAATATGGTGTTTGGTTTGATATTTGGCAGGAATTAACAAATACAAAGTACCAAAAAGAAGCTTTGGATAAAATGTTAGGGACTCAAAAAAAAAGTGAATTACCTTACAATGGTTCTAAAGAACAAATACTTTATATACCTTTACAATTTTGGTTTAATCGTAATATTGGTTTATCTTTACCTTTAGTAGCACTCACTTATGCTAGTGTTAAAATTAGTATTAAATTAAGAAAACTCAAAGATTTAATAATAGCTGTGTCAAAAAAAGAGTACGTCCCTGACAATTTAACTGAATGGCCTAATGATAATAGTACACCAGAAACTGGGATGTATAATTTATCTTTAGCTATGTTACGAGGTAAATATAAACAACTAAAAGTCAGTACTCCTTTAGGTACTTACACTGGTTCAGGTGATTCTGCTACTGTTAATCGTTTTACTTATACAATAACTCATCCTATACCAGGTATACCAGAATTAGCTGCAGGTAGTATAATAAGACTAGGTATGACTAGTAATATTAATGACGACAATGACCCATTGACGTACGGAACAATTCCTCCAGGAATAACCATTACAAATCAAACTGTTGATAATAGATGGATAGTCATAGAAGTGAAGACTGATACAGAGACGAACGCACCTTTGGTGACGTACACATTAACTCTAGCTCGTTGGAGTTTTGATACAAACAATTATACAAATACTAATTATACAGTATCAACTGATAATGAATGGGATTTACAAATATGGCCTCCTATGATGTCATTGGTTCCTGGTGAAAGAGTTAAACCTTTGTTAAGTCAGAATAATTTATTATATACAGAACCTGACGTACAAATTAAAAATTGTCATTTAGCAGTAGATTATGTTTTTCTTTCAAGAGAAGAAACTAAAAGATTTACCGATAATACTCATGAATATTTAATAGAACAATTACAAATGAATAAAGTATCTTTTGGAAAATTAGAAACCAGAGAGGTAGGAAAACAAATTTTGTTAAATTTTAAACATCCAGTTAAAGAACTAGTGTGGATTTTACAAGATGAACAGAATATAGCCACGAGTGGATATTATAAAAATAATTGGTTTAATTATGGTTTCAATGATGGAGGTTTAGTTATTTCTACAGATGCTGTTTTAGGAACTAATGGAACTAAATGGGATGGTAAGAATCATGATTTTTTGAGTACGTCACAAGAAAGTGGAATTGTTATTAATACTCACGAAAGATTTCCAAGAAGAAGAAGAAATTATTTTAGGTATACACAGCCACAACAACATCATACATGTGTTTCTAAAAAACCTATTTATACGTACAGTTTTTCTATAAGGCCAGAAGAACATCAACCAAGTGGAACTCTTAATTTCTCTAGGTTGAATGACGTACGAGCAAAATTCTTTATAAGTAAAGTTTCTCCAATAGATTTAAGACTGGGTTCTTTAATTAATATGACTATGTTTGCTACTAGTTATAATATATTTAAGATCGAAAAAGGTTTAGGTGGAATTCTCTATGAAAATTAATGTTGTATACTATTAATGGAATTAGTTAAAGAACCTGTCAAAACTGGTGACATTTTATTGTTTAATTACCGTGATAGTTGGTTTTCATGGGCTATAAAATTCTTTACTAGGAGTAACTATTCGCATGTAGGAATGGTAGTAGTTGATCCTCAATTTACAGAAATTCCTTTAAAGGGAGTTTACTTATGGGAATCCGGTAGAGGATACATCCCAGATCCTGAAAATCATCGTTTAAAAACAGGAGTCCAATTAACTTCAATGGACCAGGTTTTTAAAACATTTGAAGGTAAGGGAAATGTTTATTTAAGAAGGTTAAAAGTTCCTGATGGAATAATAACTCAAGAAAAATTAAAAATTCTTCATACAGCAGTACATAATAAACCATACGACATGGTTCCTTTTGATTGGTTAGGAGGAATAATAAGATACGACCCAGAACCTCAAAAAAATGACAGATTCTGGTGTAGTGCTTTAGTAGGTTTTATATATTCTAAATTAGGTATAATACATCCCAGTATAGATTGGAGTATACTTAGACCATGTGATTTTAGTCCAGAACATGAAAATTTAAGTTTTGTTAATTATTGTGACCTAGATGAGGAAGTTATTCAGTTAATTTAAATGTACGTCAAATCTCTTAAGTATTTTTTTTAAACACTTAAGAGTTTTTACTGAAAAAAATTTGTTTAGTATAAGTAATGGATTTAGTCTTAACAATCATAATTGGACTATTAGTCTTTTATCTTTTTTGTAAGAAAAATTTTAAAAAGAAAGTTTTAAAAAAAGAAGAATATACAGACCAAATACAAGAAGTTATAAATGAAACGAAGAAAAAAGGAGAATATATAGAAGAAAAAATATTAGAAGCAAAAATATTAGAAGAAAAAATATTAGACAATGAAAATCTTAATAAAATAAAAGGTTTTACAGATCTTGCTAAATTAAATGAATGGTTGAATAGTAAAACTAGTGATTTAAGAAAAAATGAACATTTTATCAAGTATAAAAAAATGATTACTGATGGTCTTCGTTTTGTTGAAATTCTTTTAAATGAATATAATAAAGATCGACTTAACTTACTCTTTGAAAATTCTCCTCTTAATAAAAAGGAAGTTGTTATTAGAGCTTACAAGAAAAAAAGAAAAGAATTGTATACACCTTTAGTAGATGCTGCTATAAATCGTCTTAAGACAGGTGGTTACAATGGTAATGAAGATTTAGACTATTTTAACCAAATAGACCAAGATGTACTTGATTTTTCAGAGACAAGTGATTATAAAACATCCCGGTATAAAAAAAGTTTAAAACAATTTTACGTAGATGAAATTAAAACAAAATTAAATAATTTTATTTCATATGGAAAACCAAAAGAAAGTGGATTGAATACTGGTGAAAAACAGATGGATTATTATGATTGGTTGATAGAACTCGAAAATTATTGGTTGAGATTACCTCAATGGGTTAGAAATTATAAAAAAGGTAAGGTAGGTTCTATGTCAAAAATATACCAAATAAATTTTGATCATGCTGATATAAAAGTTAAACAATTATACACTAAAGAATTAGGACTAAAGTTTAATTTATCATTATTAACAACATTTCATAACAAAGTACCACAAAGAGTTAAAACGTTTCCTCTTTATCAAAAGACATATGAAAAAGTCTTAAAAATAGTTTACAATAGAGTTAAGAATACAATATCAACTCAAATTAAAAATGCAAAAAATAGAAATATCCTTGTAGATATAAGAAAACGTTTTGAAAGTGATAAAAATTATAAAGGTTTCTTTGGAATTGGAAATAATATTCGTTCTGAAACTGAAACACTTGAAATATTGACTGAATTTTGGAAAATATACGATGAACTTACAATAAGTGAAAAACAAAAAGCTTTGGGTAATATAAAAAATACAGTCGAAAAACAAAAAGCTTTGGGTAATATAAAAAATACAGTCGAAAAACAAAAAGCTTTGGGTAATATAAAAAATACAGTCGAAAATGCAAAAAATAGAGTTTCAGTTTTCTTTGAACTACTAAGGTTGTGGGAAGACTATTCAAAAATACCTACGAAAAAAGATTCAAAAGAAAATGACGTTCCTGACCCAAATTATGCACATTATAACTGGATATCAAGATTACACAAAGATACAGGAAGATTTTCAACTTCTTTTTCAAGCGTTAGTAATGATACCAATAAAAGAAAAGACGCAAAAGACACATCTATT